CTTACCCATTTACCATGCTCCTTTTTGTTTGCCCTAAATATAAAGGTATAAAAAATGATTAGCGACGAGAAGAAACAATTTTATACAACCGAACAACTTTCGGAGCATATAGCAGAAACTCCCGAAGGATTTCTTGTTTGTTATGATGTGCCTGTTGCGAGAACAGGAAGTCAAGATTACAAAGCCGATGAAGTTCCAATAGAACCACGTAGGGATGGAACGGTTACTATTCAGAGAGATGAAGCTGAGGTTTTTGACGAAAAAACTATAAAATCTTTTGAAGGAAAACCTGTAACTATTGATCATCCTGAAGGTATGGTTACGCCAGAAAATTGGAAAGAACTTGCTCATGGATTTCTTCAAAATGTTAGAAGAGGTGTTAGGGAACAAGCTGATCTGCTTTTGGCGGATGTAGTCATAACTACAAAGAAAGCAATTGAACTTGTTAAGAATGGCTTAAGGCAAGTTAGTTGTGGATATGATGCGGAGTATGAACAAATAAAGGAGGGTTTAGGTAGACAAAGGGATATAATTGGAAATCATGTAGCTCTGGTTTTTAGAGGAAGAGCAGGGCCCAGGTGTGCAATTGGCGATAAAGAATGTACACATTGTGGAAAATGTAAAAATTTACAGGAGGATAACGAAGATATGAAACTCAAGAAAATGGTTAGGGATTTTCTCAAAACTCTCGACGAGGTATTGCCCGACGACGAGGAAGAGAAAAAAGAAAAAGAACAAAATAAGGACACTGAAGCTGCTAAAGCCGAAGAGTTAAAGGCTCTCGATAAAAAAGCCAAAGACGAGCTTTCAGAGGAAGAGAAAAAAGAACAAGAAGCTAAGGACGCTGAAGCTGCTAAAGTTGAAGAATTAAAAGTCCTTGATAAAAAAACTAAAGATCAAGAGGAAACTGGGAACCAGGGTATTGCGGAATTGGCAAAACAATTGGCCGATCTTGCAGGAACTGTTTCTACTCTTCAAAAAGCTATTGAGGCGCTTGTTTTATCAGACAAGGAAGTGCATGCCAATATAGATAAGAAAGCTAAAGATGCTGAGGAAGAGGAAGAAGAGGAAGAAGAGGCTACTGAAGTAAAAGACATTAACACCGTCTGGAGTGATGTAGCTTATAAAGTTGATTTGCTTGCCCCCGAAATTATGGTTAAAAAGCCCATGAAGGACAGCATTAAAGTAATCAAAGATATTAAGTTGAGAGCTTTAAAATCGGCTTTAACTACTGATAGTGATTTGAGAAAAATCGTTAAGATGGAAAATATTGGTAGGCTGACTGGTGATGCTCTTGACATGGCTTTTGATGCAGCTTCAGAGGTGATTAGAATAAAAAACAATAAAATAGTGCATGATTCTATTAGAGAAAAAACGGTTGATGGTTTTTCTGAAATTCAAAAAATTCAAAGAAAGAATAGAGAATTTTGGAAAAAGTAATTTTTAACAATTCAAGGAGGATTATACGATGACAAGTTATTTATATAGAATACCTGCTGGTATTGCAGGTGATGTGACCCGGCGTGAAGTGGCTAAAATTGAAGCACAGATCATGGACCCGAATACTCCGGTAACGGTGTTTGGCGTTCCGGTTAAAATGGTTTCCGGAAAAATTAAACCTTTAGCTGCTTCTGGTGATACAATTTATGGTTTCTTAGTGCGTCCGTATCCGGTTGCAAGTGAAACGAATGAAGCTCTTGCAGTTGCTACACCTTCTACAGTATTGGAAGCGAATATTCTAAGAAGCGGTTATATGACCGTCAAGAGTACCGCCGGAACTGTAGTTAAAGATGCCGCAGTATATTTTAATGATACGAGCGGTAAAGTTGAGGGTACTACTGGTAATCCTGGGCAAACAGCTATTGCAACTTGTAAGTTTATGGGAGCAGCTGATACTGATGGTAATGTAGAGATTTCTTATAATCTTTAAGATGAATCAGTTTGATTTTTACAAACACTTAATGTAGGAGAAAAAAGATGCAAACTTTTGATAAAATAGTTTTAGATAGTACTGGCGCTTTTCTGATTAGTGAATTAGAAAAGCTTGATTTAACACTTCATGAGCCGTTAATTGCAGTTACATGGTCAAGAGATGTTGATTTACGTGAAGATGTAAGCATTGCAGATGATGCGTCAAGTTTCACAAATTCCACTTTTGCAGCTACTGGTGGATTTACTTCTACCGGCAAAAACTTTATTGGTCGGGATTCCAATGCTATTCCTGGTATTGGATTAGATATCGGAAAAACTTCTGCTCCTTTATTTTTGTGGGGTATGGAAGTATCTTATACCATTCCCGAATTGATAGCAGCTCAACAGTTAGGCCGTTCAGTCGATACTCAAAAGTATGAAGGTATGCAAAAAAAATATCAGATGGATATAGACGAAATGGTTTATATTGGCGATACAAGTCTTGTTCGGTATGGTCTTGTAAATTCTACGCAGGTGACGACGGGATTTGTATCAACCAAAGCTTCTGGCTTTACTCAATGGATTCCTTCCGCGCTTAATGGTTTTGTTGGTGCAACTGCGGATGAAATTCTAAACGATATAAATTCATTGATTCAGACCGCGTGGAGCAATGCTGCTTTTGTAGTATGCCCAAGTAAGTTGTTATTGCCTCCGGCTCAATTTGCCTATATTATTTCCCAGAAAGTTTCTACTGCTGGCAATATTTCAATTAAAAATTTCTTGGAAGATAATTGCATTTCCTTGAGTGTTAATGGCAAAAAGCTCGATATTCAACCCTTGAAATGGTTGACTGGACGCGGTGTTGCGGCTGGTTCGCCGTCGGCAGCTACTGATCGTATGGTTGCATATACTCAAGATAGAAATCGAGTTCGTTATCCTTTGGTTCCTTTACAGAGAACTCCTCTTGAGTTTAGAAGTCTCTATCATATTACAACCTATTTTGGAAAATTAGGTTGCGTTGAAGTAGTTTATCCCGAAACACTTCTTTATCGGGATGGTATTTAACCGAAAAATAAAAAGGAGACGGTTATGATAAAAATAGAATTGAAAAGACCGATAGAAAATCCCATTGAAAATAGAGCAATAATGCGGATTGGAGTTCATAATGTAAGCGAGGAGTTTTTAAGTCATTGGTTTATTCAAGGACTAATTCAGGACGGGGATATTAAAGTTTTGAGCCTTATCCCCAGTCCTGCTCCACTTGTTAAAAGTTCGGACTTGAGAGTAAGGGAGTCTGCAAGTTTTAATAGAAAACAACAACCATTTAAAGTAGAAGAAATTAATCCTAAACCTAAAATGGAAAATCCCTATCCTGAATTGACAGAAGTAGTTAAGGAAATTCAGATTGAATCTCCTGTTGTTGTAAACATAGATACTCAACCGGAGCTTGGTAAAGAAGAAGTAGTTAAAACAAAGATAATAAAAAGAAAAAGAATAAAAGAGGAATAAAAATGGCTTTTGATTTAATAGCATTCAGACAACATTTTCCGGAATTTTCCGAGGCTAATATACAAGTTTATTCCGATGCTTCAATAACTTTTTGGGCTGGAATAGGAGATTTACGATTGAATACGTATAGATGGGGCGATCTTTTAACTCATGGTTTAGAGTTATTTGTTGCACATCATGTATCTTTAGCAGCAGCCGAACAACAAGCGGCCTTAGTAGGTAACGTTGCCGGACAAGCAGTTAATCTTAAAAATAATAAAAGTGTTGGAGATGTTTCGGTTGGAATTGATAATCAAGCCATTATAAAGGAAGGCGCAGGAAATTATAATTTAACTTTATATGGAAGGGATTTTTTTGAGTTAGCAAGAATAGTTGGTGCAGGCGGTGATTTAGTATGACAGGTGCTATAGTAACGTTAAAAGTTAAAATAGACAATACTCTTAATCTTATTAAATCTCTTAAAAGTATTTCTAAAATGGACGTTCTTGTTGGCGTACCTGAAGAAAATACAAGTAGAGAATCCGGAGATGTTACTAATGCACAACTTGTTATGTGGCATACTAAAGGAGTTAAATCTAAAAAGATGGAGCAAAGCGGAAATGATGAAGGAAAATATAATATAGCGCAATCTGTTTATATTACTTCTAAAGGTTCGCCATTATGGAAGCTTCCGCCCAGACCAATTATTGAACCAGCCTTAGAAGCTGACGGAAACAAGGAAAGAATAGAAGAAGATTTAAAATTGGCGGCACAAGCTATGCTTGACGATAATTCTTCTGAAGCCGTTAGGGCTTTAAACGTAGCTGGTCAAGATGGAGTAAATATTATAAAGGCTTGGTTTGAAGACTCAAGAAATAATTGGCCGCCTGTTTCCGATAAAACTGTTCAATCCAGAATTAATAAACGATATAAAAGTAATAAAAAACGTAGAGAAGCAATGAAAGCTTATAAATCAGGGGAAGAAGGCATAAAACAAATTTTAGTCGATACCGGTCAAATGCGTAGTGCTATGAATTATGTAGTTGAGGTAGAATAATGCCTATAAATGTTTCTGAGTTAATGACTGATTTGGATTTTGTTCAATCTTATACTTTATTAAGATCGACCGGAGCTTTTGTTAGTGGTCGATGGGTTGAGAATGAAATACAAAAAATTTCAAGAGTAGGTATTATTTCAATAATGAGTTCAAGAGAATTAAGTTTTATGCCTGAAGGTGATAGAGTGTCTGCTGCAATTGTTATTCACGATAAAGAAAAAATATTTTTAACGCGTGCAGAGGATGAAGTTGAAGGTGCAGGAATATCAGATAAGATTTTATGGCGAGGAGAACAATATAAAGTATTTAAAGTAGATACTTATGCAGATTATGGATATTATAAAGCTATAGCCGAAAAATTATCAGGAAATTAAGAATGGCAGATACTTATCTAACATTAGAACAGTTTGAAAATTTTATGAGATCCTTAACTATGACTATGCTTGATTGGGATGAATCTAATTCATCCAGAGATGTTAGGATAGGTTGGCAAACTGAGGGTGCTCCTGCTGCTGGAATAGAACAAAATATCATATATCTTGAATGTTTTGAAATTGATAATCCTTATAACAGACTGAGAGAGGAAACACTTACTTATATCGAATCTCCAGAAATGTTTAATATGGAAACGAGTTATACGATAGTAATGCAAACTAATTTTATATTATATGGAAGCGATTCTTTTGAAAATGCGCAAAGAATAAGAGATCAAATATTTTACCCCGATAACAGATTGATATTATCAAAAAGTAATTTATACCCTATTCACGATATAGCAACTCCAAGGAGAATACCGGAATTTTTTAATGGTCAATGGTGGAAAAGAGTAGATGTATCGATTTTTTTTAACGAATTAGTTATTAGAGAACTTGAAGTTCCTGTAATTAAAAGCGTTGAAGTTTTCGTTGATGATTCTGAAAATAGTTTAATTGCAGATATTAACATTCCTTAAAGTGAGGTAAAAAATGACAACTTTAAATTTAGATTCAATAGTAGATGTTATAGTATTGGTTTCGCCGTCTTCCGCTCCAAGAGCTGCGTTTAACGAGTTGTTGATTTTAGGATCGACAGCAGTTATTCCTACAGTAGAGAGATTACGAGAATTTACATCTTTGGCTGATATGTTGACAGATGGATTTGTAATTACAGATGCCGAATATATAGCAGCAGCTAAATATTTTTCTCAATCGCCAGCTCCTCAGATGGTATGGATTGGACGAAGAGACGATACGGCAAGTCCGCCTGAAGAAATTATAGATGCTCTTATTGCTTGTAGAGCAGCAGAAGCAAGCTGGTATCAATGTTATTCTGTAGAAGTAGTTACTAATGAAATTGAAGCAATTTCCGAATGGGCTGAAACGGCTGTACCTTCAACCGTATTTGTTTATAATTCGCAAGATGCTGATATTCCGACTTTAAATCCTGATCCGGATGATATTGCTACAACTCTTAAAGACTTAAATTATAAAAAAACGATGGGAATTTATAGCACTTCTGTTCATATTGCTTCAGGAGTAATAGGAATAGCAAATGGTTTAAATACAGGACTTGCGAATAGTGCTTTTACGATGTTTGGAAAGCAGATTGT